CAGATTAAAGCCTTTCTTTGTCGTACTTCCACAGTACGCTTCGCCACAAACTGCAAGTAGCGGAACAATATCCGTTAGTGGAGCGATTGCTTCTGGAGATACAAATTTTTTAGCAACAGGAACTTCGGCTTCAGGAATGAACTTAGGGAGAGGAGATATGATTACGATAAATGATAGTTCAAACTCAAATCATTTAAAAGCATATAAAATAATAAGAGTACATGATTCAAGTAATAAATTATCTTCTGACTCTGCACTAGATACAGCGAATGAAAGAAGATACTATGTTTCTCCTCCTTTTGAAAAAAGTGTAACTTCAGGAAGCACAGTAGTTTACACAAATCCACTTATTCGAGTTATAAACACTAAAGACGTTCTAGAATATAGTTTAGGAACTAATAACTTATACCAATTTTCACTTAATCTTGAGGAGGCTCAACCCTAATGTCTGTTAAAAAAGATATAAATACTGATATAGAAACTTTATTAGTCTCAAATGCTCCATTTGAGTACGCTCACCTTGTTAAATTTGAAAGACCAAATGCTCCAGATAGTATAGGGTTTAGAACGAATGCAAATAGATATGCATACTTTACTGATGCTTCAAGAGATATAAGTTTTGATGATGGAAGTACAGACCATGATGGAAATGCAAATAACGCACAAATTTATAGAGCAAATAGAATTAAATCTGTAGGCTCTTACTCAGAAACAATACAAGCAAAATCAACAACCATGAGTTTAGTTCTAGGAGCAGAACACTTAAACGCTTCTGTAAGTATTACTGCTCAATTTTCAACTAATGGAACTTTTGCTTATCAATCAGGTTTTACTACTGAAGTATTTGATTTTGTAGAGCAAGGATTTCGAGAAGGAGATTTAGTATCTATATCAAGAAATAGTGGCTCAGTCATAACAGATGGTACTAATTCTACTGCTTCAGCAAAATATATTATTACAGGGTTTTCAAACTCAAACCAAACTTTAACACTAGCAAGAACTGGAAATGATAATTCAAGTGGATTTTTTGATATTGGATTTCCAACTTCTAATCTTACAGAAGCATTCACTATTACTTTAGAATCTGAAGAACTCAGAGGAGTTTTAGCAATTGAAAGTAATGAACTAGCCTCTCCAACTTTTTTCAACAGAGAAGTATTTATTTATAAAATTTTTATTAATCCAGAAACAGGAGATATTTATGGAACAAATGATACAAATTCTATAAATGGCATACTTACATTTAAAGGAATCATCAGTAGTTGTAGTCTAAATGAAAAAGCAGAAAGCTCAACTGTAAACTGGTCTTTGACAAGTCATTGGGGAGACTTTAATGAAGTAAGAGGAAGAATAACTTCAGATTCAGCACAAAGAGGATTAAGTGCTGCAGAAGAACCCAATCCTTTACAAGCATTAAGACCTGCTCATGCAGCTGACTTAGGATTTCTGCATGCAGAAACATCAATCGAAGCTTTAGCAGAGTATCAAAGAATAGAAAAACGTAGAAACTTTAGAATGATTTCAAGTCGATCAGGAGGATTAAAAGGACTATTTGGTGGAAGAAACTATGGAATAGAAGAATACGAAGAAGAGATAGTACATAATGAAAAAGTAGATTTAGATATAGGAATGAAAGCAGCAAGTATTCCTCTTGTCTATGGAGTAAGAAAGATAGAAGGAATACCTGTTTTTGCAGATACACTTAATACTGACCCAAGAAAAATTCATGTTGTATATGCCTTAGCAGAAGGAGAAATACATGGAGTTTATAATGCACATATTGATGATACAAGTGTAATCTGTGTTGATGAAAGTGACCATACTACACGAAATGCTACCGATGGAACAAATAAAGATGAAACAAAAATGGTTTGTTACGGTAGAATGAGCAGAGGAGATACTTTAGGTGGAAAAGTAATATCTATTGCAAATACCCAAACAGCAGAAATAGTTATACCTGAATTTAGTGAAGAAGCTTTAGCACAAGCGATTTCCGACATAATGTACTCTATACATGGTGGAAATCCTATGAATCTTTTTAATCTTCTTATTCCTATTTTTCCTGGCACATTTGCATATGCTGGAGGAACTTCAAGTAATCCAACAGTTAACACTATAGAAGCTGCAACTTTTGATTTAACTCCTAGTACTCTTGGAGGGTCAAAAGGTTTACAAAACCAACAAAATGTTAATTTTAAAAATCTTTTTAGTGATGATTTTGATATAGCAGTTTCTTTTATGCGTGGAACAGAAGACCAGCCAGCTATGGATAAACTTGTAGCTTTGGCAAAAAATAGTAGTTTTAAAAGACAAAATGATTTTTATACTGGAACACTTCCATATTGGAGTACACAACATAGATTACTTGACACTGCATATGTAGCTGTTGAATATAATATTAATGAAGAAATGACTGAACTTCCTGAAATGGAATATACAGTAAGAGGTAAGGTTTATGAGAATTATAACTATGATAATACTTATATGCCCGAAACTGTAACAGGTGGTGCAGGTCCTGCTATATATGAAAATGATGTAATAGCTGTAGAAGTTAGTTATAATAATGGTCAAAGTTATGAAGCCGCAAAAACAAGTAGTGGTGGCACAGCTTTTAGAGTTATGGATAGCTACGATATGAGTGATAGATTCGGAAATACTTATAGTAGATATAGATTAGATGAAACTCCTTTTTATAGAAATGATGGTAGCACTTTATTAGCTCCAAACGGCAGACCTACATACGATAAAATTAGATTAAACAAATCAGGAGTAAACCCACATGTAATGCTACCTTGGAATGCAGGAGTTGTTAGAACTCCTACAGCTTTTCCTGACCAAAGAGTAAATGCAACTTCAGTAGGAACTTCAAATGGTAAGCTAACAGTAACTGTAGGAGCATTAGGAAATTTATCTGGAACAACTCAAGTTCAAGTAGTTTCTCAAACATCAGGGGAAGAACCATCAGGAACATTAAAACAACTAAAACATGGAGCATACACAGTTAGTAGTTCAGGAAATACTTTTACTTTTACAAGCTCACGAGACTTTACAACAACTCCACCACAAGATATAGCACTTCAACGAGCACGAATATTTGATTTTAGCTCTATTTCTGCAGTTAGTAGTCTAACTTCATCATCAGATATAATAGGTGAATTTTTAAAAATAGAGGAGACTGGAGAAAGAAGGGAAATAACAGACTTTAACACATCAACAAATAAAATAACTATATCTTCTCCTTTCATGTTTCCTCCTTTACCAACTCATACTTTTACTATAACTGGAAAAGGAAGAGACTTACGTGCAGGAAGTAATCCTGCAATGCAACTATTAGACTATATGACTGATAAAGTCTACGGCAAGGGTTTAGATTTAAATGACGATATTGATTTAAGTAGTTTTATTACCTCTGCTAAATTATGTGATGTTCGTTCAGATGTGACTATAAAGTTAACAGGAGGAACTCCAACTATTGGTAATAGATATGTATTTAATCCTGGAAATTTAATAGATTGTAATCCTACTTTTTCAGGTAAAGTTAAAAGTTTTGATTCAACAAATAATTTAGTAACATTTACAGAGTGTACAGGTAAATTATTTTATGAATACAATAACTATAGAACTTTTGAAAAAGGTGAGGTAATACTTGATAGTAATCCACCAAGCGGAACTCCTGGGTATTTTCAAGTTACAGGAGGAGGCTCAGTTATAACTCAAAATCCTGCAGTATCTAATACTCCTACAGCTCCTTTAAGTGGTGGAGCAAACTTAACTTTAACAGATGGTTCAACTACTTTAACTATGGATAAAACTACAACAGCAAGCTATAGTTTATATGATGCAGACTTTATTAAATATTGGAGATATTTAAACTGGGAACATCACCATCAAAGATGGGTTACACGACACCAAACTAATTTCTTATTAGACACAAGCAAGTCCGTATTTTCAAATGTAAATATGATGTTAGCACATTTTAATGGTTTTCTTTCTTATGAAAAAGGTCAATATGTGCTAGATGTAGAAACTCAAGTAACAGCTCCAGCATCAACAAATACTTTTAATGGAACCACTTATAATGAAAATGTAAATCCTTACTTTATAGAACATTCAGATATTATTGGAGATATTAAACTTACAGATAACTCAAATAAAAACTCTAAAAATGTTGTAAAAGCATCAATACCTGACCCTTCTATAAGTTATGAAAGTAGAAGTGTAACTTTTTTAAATTCTAACTATTTAGAAGCAGATAGAAATGTTAGAAAAACTCAATCTTTAGCATTTAGTGGCATAACAAACTATTTTAATGGAAGAATAAACGCAGAAAAAGCATTAACAGAAACTAGATATCAAAAAGAAATTTCATTTAAAGTAGGACAAAAAGGATTATTAATGAAACCAGGTCAAGTTATTGGACTAACATATGAACCTTTTGGATTCACAAATAAACTGTTTAGGATTATAAATTTAAACTTTCAAGCAGATTGCACAGTAACAATAAAAGCTCTAGAATACGATGATTCATCTTATCTTATTAGTAAACAAAGAAGGTCTGCAATTTATAGCCAAGATACTGGAGTAGATTCAAAAATAAAAGCTCCTGAAGCTCCTACAAATTTAAGTGTATCAACAACTAAACCAGGATTTTTTGCACTATCATGGACAAATGCTGCAAACTTTAAAGAAGCAATAGATAGTACAGAAATATATGCTTCAACATCAAATCTAAATAGTGCAGTATTAATAGCAACAGTAGATAATACAACAACTGCTGAATTTTTAATAGGAGAATTTGGCAGTAGAAATTTTTGGGTACGACATAAAAGAGTACATGATTCTTCTACAAACGGTAAGAGAGTTCTTCATAGTGCTTATGCCCCTGACAATACAAGTGGAGTAGCAGGAACTTCAAAATTACTAAATCCTTCTTTTGGATTTGATAGACAAAATCTTACTTTAAATTTTGATGGCTCTGCAGCTTTAGACCCAAGTGGTACAGGACAAGACACAACCTTTACAGTTGCAAAAAGAGGACTGTCAGGAACTCCAACAATACAATTATTAGATGCTGATGGAACAGCAAGAAGTGGAAATGGTGCATTTACTGATGGAAGTCAAAGCGTTTCAGGAAATAGTGCAACTATAGATGCAAGTACTTTTGTAAGTACAGATACTCCTAAAATAGTAAAAGCAACTTTAACTGAGGGTGGAGAAACTTTTACAGCAATAGCAACGATAGGAATAATAAAACAAGGAGTAGCAGGAGCTTCAGGACTGCGAACAACAACAGGAGCAGTATATTATAGTGTTTTTTCAAATACTGACCCAGGCGGACCTGATGCAGATAATAATGCAACTTTTACTTTTGGAACAGGAGCATTTACAGGACTTGATAGCGGCTCTGGAGGTACTTGGCAAACAACTCCACCTGCTGCTGACCCAAGTGATACCAGTCCAAAGTATTGGTTATCTAACTTCACAGCGGTAGAAAATTCAGCAGGAGCAGGAGTATCAAGTGGAAGTAATTTAACATTTACAAGTCCTTCAATTTTTATTAACTTTACAAATACTGTAGTCTTTACAGATTTATCAACATCAGGTTCAACAACTATAAATGGAGATAATATTACTACTGGTACTATAAAAGCTATAAATTTAGAATCAACAAACTTTGATGATAGTGGTGCCAGTACAGTAGGAACACAAATTAATTTAGCTAATGGTAAAATAGAGTCAAAACAATTTAGTATTGATACATCGGGTAATGCGAGTTTTGCAGGAAATGTAAGTGCAAGCGCTGTTATAGCTGCAAATATTAGTGCTAATAATATCAATGCAGGTACTTTAAGTGTAGATAGAATTGGAGCAAATAGTTTAAATGTGGCAGGAAAAGCAATTAGTGGAAGTGTAGGAAACTTTTCTTTTACAAACGGTACAGTAACAAATTCTTCATTTAATTCAAATCCTAGCACTACAACTGCGGCAGCAGCAAATGGAATAGCTGCAGTTGTATTATCTTCCCCTTTAGCAATAACTTTAAAACCTGCTGCTACATCAACTCCTGTAACTTTTTGTGTAGCTGCTTTTGTTAATCCTCTCGGTTCGCTGAGTGGAAGTGTATTTCAGCCGACCTTAACTACGCCCTATATAGCTATTTCTACAAGCTCTTCACCAACAGCAACAGGTTCTTGGTTAGCATCATATGTAGGATTTGTTGCCATCAACTTTTTAGGTGGACAAGCTATGCATCATGGAGTAAACTTAACGCCTAATACTATTGCTTCAGGAGCAGGAGATAAAACTTTTTATGTTCATCTCTATATGTTCCATCAATATTTGTATTCTTCGGGTGGTAGTTTAGGAGCTAAAGGAAGTGTTACTGCTTTCGGGTTATTTAGATAATGAAAATTGTAAGTATATATAATAAAGAAACAAAAGTAGTTGTTCAAGTACTTTCGATACTTAATGAAAGTGATATTCATATTGATGATAAACATGATTGGATAGAGGGAGAGTATGAACCAGGAGAGTTTCAAGTTATTGATGGGAAGGCACAACCTTATACTCAACCTTATATTTCTGGTACTAATACTGATGCAGTAAGAGAAATAAGAAATAAATTACTTCAAAACAGCGACTGGACTCAAGTTCCAGATAGTCCATTAAGTGATAGTAAAAAAGCAGAGTGGGCTACATATAGACAACAATTAAGAGATATGATGAGTTCATATACAGATAGTGAAAGTAATACAGTACAAGCTATAACATGGCCGACCCCACCAAGCTAGACAACTAAATCTAATTTTTTTATTCGTACAACATACTCATATCAATCAAAAAACTTTTATCATAAAAGTACCAAAGTCAACTCCCAGACTTAAAAAGTCATACCTATCAAAAATAACATTTGACATTTGGTCAAAAATTTAGTATAATTCTATAATTGGAGAATAATATAAATG